TCATCAGCTGTGTTAGCTAACAACTTAACCTCCTTAACAACCTTGTCTAAGCTTTTAACTAATGTTAAAGATTCAACATTAATGTTCTTTAATGCCTTCTTAACATTCTCTCCTGCAAATGCGCTACTCAGTGACTCTCCAACTTTCTTAAACGCATCGGCAGATTGCTTGGCTGCTTTCTGCGCCCCTTCTACTACCTTGTCGTTAATCTGATTAATCTCATTGACAGTTGCCTTGAGACTGGATGTTTCCGCTTCATAAGCGACTTGAATAGTAGCTGTTGCCATTACTTCTGAGCTTTGATGTTGGCCTCAAATTTACGCAAATAAAAATCAACATCACCATTCATCATCTCATTATACTCAACTACGCTGCCACCGCTGAGAATCATCACTTGCTCCCTCATGTAGTCTCCTGCTTTCTGCGCCCTGACTCTCGGTGAGAATTCAGCCGGAACAAGGACTCTTTGAGATTTCTTTGCTGCACCAGGTTGTACTCCCATAATGTCTGAAAGTCTTCTGGAGACATAGTTAACAAGGGCATCAGCGGATCGATACCCAAGCTTGAGAAAAAATCTTTCGCACCTCCCTTGCTCAGCTGCTCAAATAACTCGAGCTTATAGTTGTGGATGTCGCTGTTCACTATGTTCGGGTCTTCGTCATCGCGCACCAACCATGTCGCCGCAATGTTGAGAAGGATGTCACGATGTATCACAGTATCCTGCCGCTCACGTATCACATGGATGTATGCGCCGATCAGTGCTGCGTTCTTTGGATTGCTTAACCCTGCGCCCAATGCCTTCTCCATCTCGCCAAGTATCAGCTCCATCTCGCCGCCGCTGACTCCAGAGCTCAACCGCTCGAGCAGACTCATCGACATGCTGAAGCGTTCAAGCGGTAGGTTGACTTCTTTAGGGAAGCGGTAGTAGGTGTGACCCTCGTGAGTGAATACCTCAACGAGGTTATGGGTTGTCTTATTACTGCCCCATAAAGAGCGCAGTCGTCCTTTTAATTCTTTGATGTACTTCATGTATTGATTCTTTTACTTGTAGTTCGTTGGCATTCGACATCTTGATGATTGTGTTATGCCCATCGTCAAACACGTACATAATCTCATTGACATTTACAATGATGTCTGTGTATCCCATCTCTTCCGCTGTCAACTCTTGCAGCTGCTCGTCATCAGTATCCATGAACTGGATTAACTTCGTGCGCACAAGGATGAAGCCTGCCATGTCACCAGTATCCGAAAGGGCACTCTGCATCCTCCACTCTGGTCTTCGCAGGAAGGAAGCAGCCGCACGCATTGCATGAGTTCAGCAGCTTGTCCTTGTGTTGGCACAGCGAACAGATAGCCGTCCGTGGCTTGCTCATCTCCGTCTTTGCCTTGTTGCTCGTTAGATAGTACCACCACCCCTCGAGAATTGCTCCGATGCGTGTCATGGTATTACCACAGGACTTTGCCCAACCGAAGCAGCCGAGAATGATAAGCACTTGTAGATATCGCCATCGACCGTGATGTCGAGCTGCACGTTTGATTCTGCGGAGTCGGTAACCCATATCGTATAGCCTTGAAGTGGATCGAGTTGAATGCCTTCGATGGTGATGTAGCCTTCGGCATCACTCGTTGCAGTGAACTGCATTATCTTCTGCGTGGCATTGTGTTGCAGCCAGACAGTGAACTCTGTCTCTGCTTCAACTATGCCAAAGCTGAATTCTGTCAGGCAAGCGTTGACATAACTGCCTGCGTCATAACATGGTGAACATACGCTCATAGGTATCTCTTTAAGATTGCGTTGACAAAGTAACGAAAACAATCCAAGAAGTCAGCACGCTCGGATAAGATTCTTCTATTCGATTTGATGATGCTGCCATTCGCATCGCATTGCACTTGCTTTGCATCGAACACGAACCCCTTACACCGCACCGAGTTGGCTCTGATGTCCAACTTGCGCAGTGCTGCATTGCAATCGATGCGGCTGTTGTAGTGGGTCGGATTAGCCGGAATGATGATCTGCGAATCGCTGAGGTGCAAACGCCGTTTTATCTGCGTGTAAGCACTCGAGTTGTCGCGCTGTTGCACTGTGCCACCTTTGCCCATTGCATCGCCTGTAATTCGCAGCAAGCCCATTGGGATACCCATGCGCTCGATGTGGTCGCAGAACGCATCAACGCTGCCCTTCTCAATCTTAATCTCATCAACCACCACGCAGCCCCTCGGTAGCTGTTGGATGACCAGTGCGCAAAGTGGGTTGATGTTGAAATCGACTGAGATGAATATCGGTATATTGCGATTAAGTGCAACGCTGTCATCGATGTGCCTATCGTCTTGCCACTCGTACAAGAAAGGATTCGCAACATCATCGAGTATATCCCAATCGCCTTCCACGAATCTTTGGTACTGGACAGGCGGCAACTCCTTCAAGCTCTCGAGGTACTCGGCAGGGATGTGTGGATTGTCTGTGATTTTGCTCGGTATGTAACTCCACTTCTCAGGCAGACTGTTGTCGCGATAGCGGTCGTAGATGATGCTTTTCACCCAATTGTTGGCAGGATTGCACGTGGCAAGGCAAACAATCGGCGGCTTGCCATGAGCCTTGTTCCAGGATCCAATCCTTTCCTGCACCTTGTAGAAGGTGGGCTCTTGCAGCTCGTTGACCTCATCGAGCCCTGCGCCGTTCACCTCGAGACCACGGAAGCGGTTGAGGTCTTTGTCCTCGTCAAAGCTTTCCGCCATAAAGATAAGCTCGCTGCCGTTGTTGAATGTCACAACATTGGTATCTCTGTTCCAACTCTTGATATGTGCGTTCAACCCATCGCCGAGCAATCCAGTGAAGCTCGGGAAGGTTGTACGCTTAAGGTCAGGTAAGCTCTTGCGGATTATAACCCATCGACTGCCGCCGTAGTGCAGCGCGAGATGGCTAATGGTAAGAAGCAGCCAGTAAGTCTTGCCGCCTCGAATCGCGCCGCCAAAGACAATGACACGCTTCTCGCCACTTATTGCCTGGTCAAATGCAACTGTCTGTGTCTCGGTTAGCGTATAGCTCATTCACTCTTTGGCTCTGTGCGAATGATCACCAATGGATCGGAACTTGTAATGTTGGTTTCAGTTGTTTGCCTTGGCTTGCCATAGCCGTAACCAAATACGAATTCAGCTGCTTTAACATCTCCCTTCTTCGCTTTGGCTTTCATTGCATTCAATATCGCCTCTGCATCGGTTACTCCATCTTTCTCATCGCCCAACGAGTTAGCTATTATTATACTAAGCTCGGGCAGTTCTTTCTTGCGCCCTACGTTTTTCGTATTGCCAGACTTTAACTTACCTCCGTTTCTACCCTCTCTCATAGTACGAGATATTTACGAGATTATCGCTTCTTAAACTTAGCTGCTTCTGCATTAGCAATCGCCACTGCTTGCAATGGTGCATAGCCTTCATCGATTAGCTTCTTGATGTTCATCTGGATGATTTGTGGCGAGTCGCCTTGAAATAGTGGCATGATTACAAAGATAGTGTTTTGCTGCGCTTTATATCGTCCTCAGTCAATTTCAATCTTACAACCTTGTTATAAATTATAACATCGGCATTAAAGAAGCCGTCATCATTTTGTCGCAATGAGCCGATAAGATATTCATTGGCGACTTCCATCTGGATATCTTCCGATTGTTCCATGATCTGCTGCATCACCTTAAGCTTGAACGTAACCTCAACGTCTTGCACTGATCCGATTGGAGTCAGGTATCCAGTGAAGCTATCATCTTGCAGCCTCATGTATCCACTTCGCCATCTGTTAGCAGCCATAGTCGTCTGTGCGTTTTGATTTATATTGCTCAAGGTATTGCTTAACAAGGCGCTTGATATCTTCTTTTTTGCTTTTCGGTATGCGCAAAGTCACGTTGCAAGTCTCCTCGCCATATTTAAATGGCGGGCCTGCTCCTGCACGCTTGCCTCCTCTGCGCTCAATCTTTTGTTCCATTGGGCACAAAGATAGGAATTAACTTTTGATTATGCAATTTAAGAAGTTTAATCCATTTTGCGCATCGTTTCAAATAATAACCATAGACAATGCTATCGGGGTCGGCGTTCATCAAGTGCATTCTGAAGCTCTCATGCGTGCGCTGTGTTGAATGATAGGTCACGCATCCATCCACAATCTTTCCCTCGATAGGATACCACTCGTTCATCGTCTTAATTATCTTCTCCTCTGTCGTCATGGTTTATGATTGCTAAAAATTCTGCTTCATTTCTTACAATGTGATACTCATGGCCCAGTGATCGGCAGAGCTTCTCAAAGGTGATCTGTTGAGGTGACTGTCTTCCGGTGTCTGTCTTCCACTCAATCCAACAAGTCTTACCTTCTGGCTTCAAGTAGCACATGTCGGCAACTCCTGCGATGACTCCCATGGCTTTGTTCATTGCTCCCTTAATGCCGTTGATGGAGTTGTTATTGATCGCAAATATGCGTCCTCTTAAGTCTGGGCGGGCGTTCCAAAGGTTTTGGAAGGCTTTCGCTTGTGTCGCAACTTCGCTCATAATGGACAGGCGGACATGATGGACATCCGACATTTCGCACTTTGGAGGGTGACATAATGTGTGCGTGTGTGTGTGCGTGTGTGCATGTGTGTGTGTATATATAGTTATTATTAGATAAGTAGGGTGTCCCCTGTCCAAATGCTCTGAGCACTTAGAGTAGCATTGATTTCCGATGGACAGCTTTGAAAATAGTAAGCTGTCCAATGCTGTCCAATTATAATGGATTGCGGCTAACGAAGTACATCATGACCTTAGATTGGTTTAGCATTTTACGTTGCTTTTCATATCCAAGAGATGTGAGGATTGAGCCAATGCGCTGAATGCTGAGATAGTTAAATTTGGTTTCGACCATCAAATACTGTTGGATTTCGGTGAGTGACATCCATTCGCCATAGGTTGTGTATCCACCTGGTTGAAGCTTCTTGTGAATCAAGTCCTCTTCAGGTGTCGATAGCTTAAACATCTCTGTTGCTTCGTTTAGCTTCATGATATCTTCTTTGAGGATGGTGTACTCGCATCCTGCTTGGAACATGTGAAAGAGCTCGCGCCAAAGTGCAGCCTTGTCGCACTGGTTGTATAGGTCGTGGTCGATGTCAAGTACGTGCAGTGGTATTTGTCTGCGGTTTCCTGTCGGATCATTAAGCAGCTGCGTTTCGTTTGATGTTCCGCAGAATACTGCAAGCCTTCTAAGATCATTAGATACTCTTCCGTATGGCTCGCGCACGTTTATAAATTCTTTTGATGTTAGTTCCTTAAGTCGCTTGTCTTCCTTCTTTGATTTTCCGCCGTACTCATCGTCAAGGATAAACCACTTCTTGCACATTAGTATCTCGTCATCTTTGCCGGCATCCATCTTGGATTCCGCAAATAGGTAGCGCAGTTCTTTTGGAAGAAGATACCGGAACCAATGTGTCTTTCCAGTGCCTTGCTTTTCGCCGCATAATATCAGCACTAATGGAGAATGGATTCCGTAAGCGGATGCGACAGCCGATAGAAGCCATCGCGTGATGTACATGTCGTAATTTGGCGTGTCAGAGATAACACTGGCAAGAAGCAGCTGAAGGTTAGGATATTGAAAGTTGGTAGGTTGGAAGAGATCCTGCTCAAAGAATTCGTGCAATGGGTTGTAGGTTGATATTCGATTGGAGAATAGGATAGAGCTCACCAGGTCTTTTGTTGATTCTTTGAACACTGCTTTTGAATCAAGGAAGATGGAGTTGATGTCATTATCATCGATCGGCTTTCCGCTGAGCTCGATGTTGCGAGTGATAAGATTTCTGCGAAGGTCGTAGGTGTTAACAAAAGCAGCAATGTCTGTGCTTACCGAATCCGATTTAAATTTAATATCCTTGCTTACTATCTGCTCAACTATTTCTTTTGACTCTTCAGGGCTGAAGCCACCTTGCTTTTCCAGTGTCTCGATGATGGCATCTTTAGACAGTCCTGCGGCCTTTTGCGATGTGGTGAATCGCGCAATTGCCTTGGTGTGCTCTGAGTAGATGTCGATGCCGTTCTGCTTTGCATGGAAGTAGATGGTGCCGATTGTAGACTTCTTGCCTTTTGTCTCGCTGTGGTTTTTAAGGCAAGCATCGAACTGGCTATCGCAATCGATGGAGTTGTATTTGGAGGAGTGGGATGATAAGGTGTGGAAGTATTCGCGGCCATGCTCTTGGAACTCGGAAACGATGGCATAGCAGATGCGCACCCAATCGGAGTAGTCCTCGCATAGGTTGATGCCTTTCTCATCCATCTGCTTAATCATTGCATCAAAGTCGGTTTTGATGACCATTACCTTTGGATGCTTGGGCTCTTTCTTTTTAGGAAGATACTTCTTGAATGTTGCTGATTTTTTGTTGATAAGTAGGAATGGATCGTATGAGACAAAGCGAGCTCTGGAAACATCCTTTCCGGACTGATCCACGATTAGTTGATACTCGTTGTAGAGGTATGCAGCGATTGCATTGAACGCATCAAGATGCCGAGTGCCATCAATCTTGATAATTAAGCAAAGACCTTGGCCGCTGATGGAGATGAATGCTGAATATACATAGGCGTCACCACCTATGCGAGCCTTGGTCGATTGTGGATCATCGAGGTTGTCGATGTCAATGGCTATGAAGTTAGAGTGCTTTCGGAGTCCATCGACTTTGCGCTCTGAGAATGAGCCGCTTGGTGTTACCAATGGAGCTTTCTTTTTTATTATGTCCTTGATTTCTTTGTTGGGAGCATTGCGGACTTCGAGGGCGATGTCTTGCCATTTTCCTGTTTGGACTCCTTCAAGGAAGCTATCTATTTCGATGTCGACATCTTGCTTGTCGTGCACGTTCTTATAGTGTGATATCAGCATTATATATTGTTTTAAGGGTTGTTTTTAATTTTTCGTCAACCAAGTCTTTGTGGAAGCGGTTGAATTTTCTGTTGCGTTCACGACACCAGAGCCTCGCAATTTCGTGATTCTTTTTCTCAATGTGCAAGTAGTTGTCTTTATTTAATTTCTTAATGTTCTTTTTTGCAATAAGGGCAAGGTGTTCAACTGCTACGAATAGCGATCGGTATTCTTTGTGGTGCTCGTTCATTTTAATAAGCTTTTTGATGTCGACTGAATCGGTCATTAGTATGAAGTCCTCGATGCCTTGATCGAGCACAATCTTCTTGGGGAACTCGTAGCCGCAAGGGAAGAGCATGCCGAGGTGTTGCGCATCGCACTTCATCTTCGATGTGTGCAAGAGAGCTGCACACTTGGGGCATTCTTTTACTGGGGCAACTCCTGCTCCTGGCTTCTTCGGGTTGTGGAAGATATCCTCCCAATTTCGGGGCGATGCCCATGAGCCATGCGTAAGGCAATTTCCGCCAAGGTCGATGATAGTGAACGCGAGCTTGATTGGATGCGGCCTTGCTCCTCTGCCGCACATCTGAAGCCAGAGCGGCATCGATGCTGTTGCCTTGTTAACGATGACGGTCTCGATGTCGGGTTGGTCGAAGCCTGTTGTTGCAATACCGATGTTGTTAAGAATGGCATCTGGAGTGTTGGCGAACCACTCGAGGATTTCTTCGCGATCTGTTGAGGTAGCATCCAGATGGCGCGAGTTGAATCCTTCGGCAAGAAAGGCGGCATTGACTGCCATCGAGTGCTCGACATTGCAGTTGAAGATGATTGTCTTGCGCCCGAGTGAGTTCTTCTTGTAGGCGTTGATTGTTGTGTCGATATACTTGGGCTCTTTGTACATTGCGCCCATTTGTGCTTGGTCGAATTCGCCTGCTTTCATCTTAAGCTTGGCACGTTCCACAATGGAAGATGCGGAGTAGGTCTGCTCAGGGCACAGGAAACCTTGTTCGATTAAGTCTGGTATGTCGATGCCGCACACGATGTCATCAAAGTAGTTGCGGAGCGGATTGGTCTTCTTGGCGGCAAGTGGTGTGGCAGTAAAGCCGATTATGTACTGCTCTTTGAAGTGCTCAATCACCTTAGTGAAGTTCCCAATATGGCACTCGTCAACGATCACCATGCCGATGTTGCTGAACATCGCAAGCCGCTTATGTGCCGACTCAACCATTGCGACATAGACGCGAGCTTTGGGGATTGACTTCATTCCGGCAACAACTTTCTGCACTGGAAGTTTAATGGCTTTGCTCGCTTGTGTGAGCAGTTCTTCGCGGTGAACGAGTATAAGTATGTCCTGCTCACTTCGAGCGCAGAAGCGGTCACATATCGCGGCGAAGCATACCGTCTTGCCTCCGCCAGTTGCGAGCTGAGCAACCACCTTGCGATGGATGCGCAGCTTCGCAGATATGTTGTTGATGAATCGCTCTTGGTAGGGTCGCAGGATCATGAAAAATCATTGTTTAATGTTAGCATAATACCAGTAATTGAATGATAAATATTTTGTAATTCATGCACATATTTAATGCGATTAGTAGTCCAAACATCCTTTTGATTTATACAGATACCAACTGTTATTCCATCAAAATCTTCATCATAAGAATTAACAAATAAAGAAGTGTTTTCATATTCATCAATCCATTTATTATATTGCTGACCATTGCCAGGCCTAAAACATAATTCTCCCATCCAAAACTCACTTATTTTACGTGGAGAATAAATTGTGTTAAATGCTTCTTGGTTTCCTGTAATCATTCTTAAATGATTCCAATCAACTATTACATATTCAATACCTGTTTGTTCATCTTTGGTGTCGTAATCTATAATGTTTCCGCATTTAAGATCTTGTAAGGATAGCTTTTTCATTGGTATTTCTTTTTATAAAGTTGCTCACCGGCGGACTTTCCGACGGCTAAATTTCCGCTCATCATATCCTTTGCGCACTCGTTGCAGATATCGATAAGCATTTGTTTTTCGTTTGGAATTTCAATCTCGCATAGTAGCGCGACTTGTTCGTAGACCATTGCCATTGCATGAGCGTACTGCTCACTGGACTTGCTCATCTGTTCCGCTCTGTCTCGGCAGAGATAAAGGATTTTTTTCAATGAAGTAGATGTCATAAATGTTATGAGGTTTGTATTTGGTTTTAATTCTTCCAGGTGTGCTCCATACTATTTCAACAAACTTGGTATCTTCAGCAAGGCTGATGAATACTGTTGCATCATCAAAGTGATTGTACATCATCTTAAGATGCTTAAAGTTTGTCTCTATATATATGAAGTCGCGATGCAGGAAGTAATACATCACGTTGGTAAAGGAATAATTTTCAAAGCCCTCTGTGCTCCAAGTATTCTCTGATGAGGTTTTCTGCTGTGTCAATTTCGTCAGCTGTATGTCGGTGAATAAAAAGTTCACCCTTGAACTTATTGGGCACTCCTATGTAATAGAAGTTTGTCGGCGAATATCCAGTGAGGTACGAATACCATACAGCTTGAATGTGGTTGTAGTGCTTAGTCATGTCTTTGGCGAATGCTCGAAGCGTTGTGCAGGATGTCGTCTTGATGTCTGCATTGATGGAGTACATCGGGCAATGCAAGTCGAGGATGCCTTTTGCTGCCACCTTGCGCCCATCAATCTCAATCTCCTTGATAAACGTGATCTCCTTTGCTGACTTATCGAATACCAAGCGGAGCATCGGGTGCTTCATGATGGCATCATAAACTTGGCGAGCATTGGGCGGCATGTCTTTGGGATCCATCTCAAGCAGGTTACGATGGAACTCCGCACCTCTCTCGAGAGCACCGGCAGCGTATTGGATGCTGCCAGTGTAGTGCCTCTTTATGCTTGATGCGTTGATGGCTTCGATGCTGTTGTAGATGTCGCGGCTCATTGGTCAGAGTTTGTATTTGAAAAAAGACCAATTGCACTTTGTATGCGATTTCGTGCGATTTTAGAATATTCTTCTGTTATTTCGCTTCCAATCCAGTTCCTTTCAAGTTTATGAGCAACAATACCAGTTGTTCCACTTCCCATAAAAGGATCATAAATTAAATTTCCTTTTTCACTAAATGCGTTAATAAGTAAACCAACTAACATTTCAGGGTAAATAGCTCCGTGAACATCACTTATTTTTTCACCTCTACCTAATCTTAAAATGTTATTCATTTCACCTCTTTTAAATTTAGCGTTTTGAATTGCTCTTCCTGCTCTTTTATCATCTTCAAGAATTAAAATCATTTCATAGCAACTATTCATTACTTGTCCGTGCATAGCAGGTTGCCCATGTCCTTTATCCCAAATAATAATATCCTTTATGTCCTTATTAAAATCCCCAATTATTTTGAAAAAGGCTTCCTTGCTTCCAGTTACTATTTGAAAGTTATAGCAAATGATTTTTGATACTCTTAGCAATTCATTTAAAACTTCGGTGTGAAATGAATAAAATTCATCAATGGGCAAATCATCGCTAAAATGCTTATACTTTTTACTAAAATGTTCGCTTTTTTCTCTTGTGGTGTATTCGCCATTCCTTATCCTTGTTCGCATATTGTAAGGTGGTGAAGTAACTACCAAGTCTACAAACTTAGAAGGCATGCGTTTCAAAGTGTCAAGGCAGTTTTCGGTATAAAGTTTATTTAATTGCATGTCGCGGCTCATTTTACCCTATCTGTCTAACATCGGCCGGAATGAAACCTGATCCGTTGCCGTGTACCACTTTCATCATATCAACCTCAACCTTAGCTGAGTTGACAATCACCTGAGCGATGTCTGCGATTGCTTTTGCTTTGTCGAGCTCCATGTCGTTTTCTTTGAGCATCTCGATGATTTCGAATAGGTGATCCCTTAGATCTTCAATTTTATTTCTTGCCATAACTTGTTTAGTGTTTTGATTGTGTCTCTAATTGGTTTAGGATATTTGGTGATGGTGTTGCGCTGCATGTTCTCCACTTTCGTGATTGCTTCAAGGTTTTCTATCTCGAAATTTGAAATGTTTTTATCTCGAAATGTCACTATCATGTGCGGCTCAAGCTTGCCGTGATGCTGCTCGTAGATGTGCCGATGTTTCAGCACCCACCTCGTATGCTCTGCAATCTTGATGTATGTATATCCATCTTCATCGATGCGCTCTGAGCCAACCTCTCGGTGATTGGGCGGCACAGTGCCTTTCTTAAATTGCGATTCCTTACCACCTATGTCAAGCCCTTTCATTCCTTTGTTCCAAGGCTTATGCCCTTTGTGGAACTGCGTTGCTTGGTTTCCTTTTTGCAGCCTACCACTTGCTTCTGTTGCCAGGTACTCTGGAGTCTTATGCAGCTGAAGTGCGAAGGCTTTGGAGTAACACTGGGCGATTGATTTCCCAGTTATGAATGCCACCTCTTTTGTCGACCGGTGCGGATAGTATTCAATCAGCAACTCGGTTTCTTCCATCGTCCAGTTAGAGCGACTCATAATACTCGCGTCCTCCTTCTTCGCCTCCTTGTGATGACGGCCTTGGAAAGCGGTCGATGATTGCCTTCTGCCCATCGTGATAGCCATTGGAGTAGGCTTGGATGATTGCTTCTTTTACCTTGGCTTCCATGGTGTCATTGTCTGCTTCTCGCGGATCAATGATTGCATCAAGGTAGCGGTTGAATTGCGTGAATTCATAGTGGATGTTGTCGAATGTGCTCATCGGATTACTTGTGTTTTAACTTCTGTTAGTTCAATGCCTCTAATTTCTGTGATGTTGGTAATCTCCATTGCTTTTGGCAGCTTGCGGAGTAACTCGGCCACATCAAACATCTCTGCTTGCATTAGTGTCCACAGCACTGTTGCCCAATCTACCTCGCCAACTATCTCCGCTTTCTTAGATATGCGGATGTTCTTGGTATGGTCGAGCTCAAGTGTTGTGGTTGTGGTTGCATCGGTGAATGTTGCGAAGATGCCTGAGACATCGCTTGTGATTGCCGACTTAAGCGCATCGGCTGCATCCTGTGCAATCTTTGCATCTGCTTCTGCCTTCTTGCGCTCGAGCTCGTTGGAGTAGTCAATCATCATCTGCTTGCGCTCTTCTATGTAAGCTCTAAGCGGAGCAGTGGCATCGCGCTCGACTTCCATGATCTCCTTCTTGTAGGTATCCAGTGGAAGAGTTACGAGCTTTCGGTTAGTCTCGATGTGCTTGATTGCATCGTTAGCTGCTTTGATGGATACGGCACTCATGTCGTATGTCAGCTTATCTTCGATGGCAGATGGTGCACCTTTTATCATGCTTTGCGCCTCAAGCATCTTGGTTGAGTTCAGCGACTTGTAGAAGTCGGTGATATTGTCTATATTTGCTGCGTTCATAGCGATTGTTTTATTGATTGTTTTTAATGAAGGGCGGCTTACCACCGCCCTTTGTTATTTTAGAACGGAAAGCCGTCATCTTCAACTTCGAATGCAGCGGAATCCATCGAAGCTACTACAACTCGAGTCAATGGCTTAGAAACTCGCGCAATCCACTCATCAGACATCTTGATTTTATCTTGGATAAACTCGGGCAGCTGCGCAAAGATTGCATCATCATGCTCCTCGGTGTTGTAGCATAGCGGCGTGTTAAATGCAGGAGGACAAACTAACCCTTTTGGCACTGGAGATATTCCAATAATGTTGGCATAGGTCATGTCGCCTTTAGTTACATGAGTCAAGTTGACCATGCAAGGTCTTCCAATCAGCGTAAAGATGTCAAAGTCTTCAGCAACGCCGTTTGTCATCTTCTTTCCTGCCCAAGATTCGATATCTCTGCGGAGCACCGCCTTCTCGTTCATCGAGAGGTTGTAAATGCTGCGAGCATAGAACGGCTTTTCTTCGCCGCCTTCCTCAAATGCGTGGGTTTCAGTGGGCAGTTCGAAGATAAACTGCACTTTGCGTTTTTTGCCTGGAAACTGACCAGTTTGCATCGTTGTTCCAAGGTCAACGATTTGGTAACATCTTGCCACGAATGCTCCCTCGGGAGCGATTTGGCGGGAGGTGTTATTCCCTGAAGGTGCTTTTAAAGCCATAGTTTAAAAATTAGAATTGAGTTATTAATTGATTGAATGATACTTGAGTATTGTGCAGTGTCTTCTGATACATTCTGAAGAATTCGTTGACATCCGATGGATGATAAGTGCGAACCGATTCGTGAAGCCCTTGGGTCATCTCCTTCGAGTATTGTCGAACAAGTACAAGTGAGTTCTTGTCGCATCTTTGGAAGAGTCCTTGGTGGCAACCGTCTTGCACAATTGTGAGCATGATGCCAGATAGATGGTCGTAGTTAAAATACTGCGTTGAGTCGTGGGATTTGAAAAATGTGTTCATAGGAAAAGATTAATGAGTAAATGATTGAATGATTGATAGGCAAATGTATTTCTTTATTTGATTCCCACAATATACATTCAAAACTATTTACACGCAATTATCCTAACTCGCACAGAATCAGCACGATTATTTTGCAGCACTAACTGCCGCAACTCCAATCAGCACTCCAACTCCCACCTTGAATGCGGTTGTCTGATGCCATTTCTTGTCTTGCTTGATGTAGATATTCTCCAACCCTACCACTTGCACATTCGGATTGTCGACTCTCAGGCGCACAACAGTATCCTTCTTCTTGAGGAGTCGGTTGACGAAGCCAGTGCGCATGGTGTCACCAACTGCATAGGTGAACTTAGCCGGAATCACTAAGCTATCAATCTGCAACCACCCGAGGCGGTTAATCATGCCGCCGATTGTATACCACTCGGTTTTCTTGAGGAATGGCTTTGGCAGTTGGATGTATGGCTGCTTGTCAATCATCACGGTATCGCCTAACTTGATTTGCGTTTTGATGATTGTGCGAGTCTCAATCTTAACCAGCTCTGATGCGTTCTTGACTTTGACTTCTAACTCTGCAATCTGTTGTGCTTGTTTGGCTGCATCTGAGCCCGCCTGTGCGATTATCTTCTTCTGCGAGGCTATAACTATGCTGTCCTCATAAATCGTGTGCTTAAGGCGGTAATCATCCGCGATGTTTTCTCCGCAAGTTTTTAGCAACAAGAACAAGAGCACAATCAATGCGCCCAAATAAATCGTCTCAGTACGTACAGATGCCATCTTGAATGAGTTTAATCAATGTCTTTGATGATTCCCAGAATAGTCGCTTGTCATTGAGCTCTGCTTGCAGGATTTGCAATGCCACGCATATAGGCATCTCACGCTCGATGACGTACCAAGCGGCAACCTTAACAAGTCTCTCGTCCGCTTCTTGGTCTGTCATAATTCTCGAGCGGCTTTTTTAACCAATGCCTTGATGGCATCATCAAGCTTGTTAACTGATGAACTAATCATGCCGAGCAGTTCCTTGCGATCAATATCATCTGCCACATGATGCTGAATGAGCATTTGCACAAGTCCTGCGATGTTGGTCAGTGGCTGCCTTAACTCATGGCTAAGCATAAACCGGAACTCCTCAAGTAGGTTCTTTTGCCGCTCATGCTCATGCGAGCTTATTGAAGTTACATCGACTATCTGGATGCCAACAAAGTGTAAAGTGTCATCAATCGCAAAGCAATTCCAAACATTATATCTGTCGCTTGTGTTCTTCTGTCTTGTGCGAGCATACACTCTTGAAGGCTCAGGCGAATGCTTGCGAGCTCTATTAATGGCTTCGATAAAGTCTGCTTTGTCGCCTTCGATGCTGATGATATCAGTAATCTTGTTTGGCTTGATATGGCTGACATAGTTCTTGAACAGTTCATTGTTCGTGAATATCTTACCTTCAAGGTCTGTGACCACATAAAAGAGGTCAATGGATCTTTCTAAGATGAAGAGCGAAGACATGCCGAGAGTTCGCTATATAGATTATTCCATGCCGACATTGAGTTCCATGCCCAATGTGCAGTGATGTAAATTGTAAACACAAGCAGCGTTCCCATCACAGGCCCATCCATTGTCGGCTTGTACTCGGCGAACTCAGTGCGAGGCTTAATGATTATTTTTGCCTCTGGCTTAGGAGCAAGCAAGAATGCAGATGTGGTTGGTGTGATTGTATCGCTTGCGTAGGTTTGCTGCATAAGAGTCGGCTCTGGTATTGGCTCATCGGCAGGAAGCTCATAAGTTTGCCCCCACTGATTAGTGCAATATTGCTTGCCAAAGATAGTGAATTTCACCATCGATTGGTAAACGATTTGCGGCTCGATATGAATTGTGTGATGATGAGTATGGACTTTGCACCCAATGCCCACTACGCAGCCCTCGTCAATTGTAGTATACGTTGAGTCTCTTCCTTCATCCATTGTCGTTTGCTTTAGGGATATAACCTGCTGCCACCATTGCGGCCACAATAGCTGCAAGAGTCTCTGTGGTTATCTGCTTAAAGATAAGCGCAAACACACTTGAGAGAATCACCAATGAGCCAATTGTCGGCCTCCAATACTTGATAAAAATATCGAGCACTTGCCTGGGCTTATTGACTCTTCTTGCGGCCATAATTGTCAAACGATTTTTGTAAAGTATAGTTGCGCCTCTTTTTTTCTTCTTCTTACAAGCCCAGTTGAAACCTCGCCGCCTGCCCTGTTCCACTTTGCGAACTCAGCTGCAATCTTCGGGTCGTTTGGGTTGGCTTTGATAAACCGCAACAGCTGAGACTTTGCAAGGTTTGCAGCACCGAGGTTGAATGCAAAACTTACAAGAGCATCAAACTGATTCTGATTGACCTTGGTTGTGTTAAGCAATCCAATAACACTTGCCTCAAACTCCTTAACATGATCCTTAAGAAGTTGCCCAGCTTGAGCATTAGTGATTGTCTGCCCGAGTTTTACCTTGCTGCCATCTGCATAGTAGGTCGCGCCGTAGCCAATTGTGGGCACTGATGCACTGCATAGGTAACTGGTCAAGCGCAAGCCCTCAAATTCCTGTATGAGGCGCAGGCCGTTGTCAGAGGTTTTCATTAGATGATAATATATTGCATAGTACAATATACTGGAGTCAAGCCTAAAACTAATGATGAATTATCAGTATTAACTTTTAAAACATTGCCAGAAATTGTAACATTAATATTTTCTTCAGTATCTACAACTCCGACTCCATATCCAGTACCAGTACCAATTGCAAATGGCAAAGTAAAATTTAAAGTGCCAGTTAAAGCAATTGTAAAATCTAATTCAATATTTAAAAAAAATGTTAATGTTACTACATTCCCATTTTTTGAATACATTCCATCTGGTCCTCCAGTTGATACAATTGCATCTGTTAAACTACTTAAAGTAGGTGCAAATGCAGCACTTGCATTAGCAGCCAAATTCCCCACCTCAATGCTCTTCGATGTACCTTGAGGGGATTCCGTTGTGTCGGATATATCAACGATATATAATAGGTCTCCACTGGCTGCCGTAGCAAGTGGTGTTAAGTCGGTTATCTTTACTCCTGCCATGATTTTATGCGATTAGGTAAGTGCCTTGAATGATGATGTTATATCCAGTTAAAGCTGAACTATTAATCATTGAATGAACAATACTTGTTCCATCTGTTCCAACAGTATAAGATGTTGCATTTGAGTTGCAATTTGATACATTAGTTTTAAATGACATTGAACCAAGAAAATTGGTTGTAGGAGTTAATCCAGTAGGAGGTGTAAAAAATGTATCTCCGAAAAGTATTGGACTTGCAACATTAGTTAAACTAAAATTTATGCTGAAATTAACACAATCCCCTAATTTAGTATATAACGCTTTAAACAATACTGATGATTGATAACTTGTTGTAATTACTGGTGTCCATGTTCCACTTTCAATTAATGCAAGATTCCCCACCTCAATCTTCTTGCTTGTGCCTTGCGGACTTTCGGATGTATCGCTAACATCAACGATGTAAAGCAAATCGTCACTCGCTACTGGTGTAGTTAGTAGTTCTAAGTCGGTAATTTTTACTCCTGCCATGTTGTTAGTTTTGGGTTGTAGGTTATCAAAGGTAAGAATTTAACCCAATCGAGTGACGACTGCTCGACCTCTTCGATTGATATTATCCAGTTGCCATCTGAATCTTGGATTGGGTTGAAGTAATTATCAGCAACAAACTCGACACCATCGAGCCATCCTGCTTGTTCTTCTGTGAGTAGGTGAACTTCCATTATACTTGACGAGATAAGGTTGTTTGAAACGCTTGAACATCGGTGTACATTGATGCTACTTCAGAAGGTGTCAATCCGCTTCCGATAGTTGCAAAAGCTAATTGTCTATTTGTGTATAAAGAATTTGCACCTCCCATTCTACCAATGTTAAGTGTCGAAATGTTAGTGCTTATAAGAACAGCAGATGTATTTAATTGAATTCCATTTTTAAACAATCTTGATGTATTGCTTATAATTGTTCCAGTAAAAAATCCTAATGCAGAGCCAGTTGATGCTACAGCAGGATTTCCAAATCCAGCAGTTGGTGAATTTGTATTTGTCAATCCAGCAGTTATATAATATCTATCTGCTGCTATACTTCCAGCACCTAAGTCTACCGATTGTGCAGTTGCTAAATTGCTTCTTGAATAAATTGATAAATGCCCTGATGCAATTGGATTTGTATTATAGAATGTATTAGCAAATGTATTTAATGCGTTACCTAAAATTCCATTTGCAGAATGAGTCCATCCACCTGAGAATAATAAGCGGAATGCAGCATTTGTATCAGCAGGATTCTTAAGGTTAAACTTATGTGTTGTAGCTGTTCCACCCACAAAAGGATAAATCGCACTACAATTCGACCAAGTTCCATTTATTTTCATGTTTGTCACCAATGTGCAAACAGCTGATGTGATAGTTGCATCTGTGATTCCTGCCGCTGCTAAGAATGCAACTGCATCTGCATCACCGCATCCAGTAGAATAAGAATATGGATTGACTAAGAAACTCATGCGTATGTTCCGATTAACATTATCTTTAATCCTTTCGCACTTCCATTACCAATTTGGTCAATGTCGATGGTAATCTCTGCATCATCTGCAAGAGCATTATCGCTGATCACTGGAGGAGTGGCAGCCGTTGTGCTTGTCTTTTCGGTGTTGTCGATTGTCAGCTTAGTGCTTAAGATGCTTGTTCCGCCTTCATTGATGTCAACTGTGAAGATGCTACCACTTGCTTGAGCAGTTGTTAGCGATGCTCTTACTGCTGTTAATGTCACAGCCCTTGGCATTCTGAAAGTTATCTTCGCTGCTCCGGTAGTTAACGCAGTAGTCTCATCTGATGCAGCAACAACAAGCTCGAATGGAGTGGCAAAGTTGCCACTGCCAAGCAATGATGTCGAGTTGATGGTCTTGATGTTTGTGCCGCTTACAAGTGCATCCTGCTTGGCTGTAAATGTGTTGAAGTCAGCAACACTTAATGCTCCTCTGTTGGATGCTGATGCAGTTGGTAGGTTAAAGGTATGAGTCGCAGTTGTGGATGATATCGCGAAGTCAGTGCCTGCCGTTCCAACTGCGAGCAGCTGAGTCTGAGCAGTCAGTCCATTAAGCGAAGTCAAGCCAGTGGAGAAGGTGGTAATAATCTGACTCAAGTGATTATCCTCTGTGTGCATCGTTATTGTGCGCCCACTATGTATCACATAAAATCGCACTGCAAGTCTGTCTGTTGTAGCAAGTGTTGTCTGTGGTACTGCCAATGCAGTTAAGTATAAATCAATCGTTGTGCCTCCTGTAATATTCTCAGGTGTTGCTGAGTTTGATGCAATCAATGTCAATGCTGCCCCATCCCACTTATAAAGTTCAATGTAGAATCTTGGATTACCTCCGTTGCTTGATGCGCTGAAGTAAGTTTCAAAGTTCCAATTACCTGCCGGAATCTCCAACTGATTTGGATCGTTGGCATCGGTTATGAATGACTGAATATAGCCATCTGCATTGATAGTGAAATCTGTTCCTGCTCCAATGATTGGCACTTTGTTAATCTCACGCATTGCCACACCGCCAAATGTACCTTGACTTACTGAGCCGTTGAGGTAGTAGCTAACTGATGCGCCACCTCCCGTTGATGTCGGAAAGTTTGCAAGCTGCCCATCGCCTCTGATATACTGCGTTGCAACTCCTGCCGCTGCAACCGCTAATGTTCCGCTCGATGTTACTGGGTTGCCAGTGACAGAGAATGCAGCAGGCATCGTAAGGTCGACAGAGGTAACAGTGCCTGTTGGTATTGCAGGGAATGCAGTCGGTGTTCCTGTGCCATCAAGGTAGTCCGTGTTTGTGCCTGTTGGCACATCGAACTTGCCATCGAATGTATTCCAATCTAATAAGCTCAAGTATCCGTCAGTGCTGCCATCTGCTTGGCTGATGCTGATGTCTGGGTTTGCTCCGCCGCTCGATGCGATGGGTCCTGTGCCTGTTACCGATGCAACTCCGCCACCACTTCCGCCTGGTATATTTACCTCAACCACTCCAGGCGATGTCAGTGATGCCGTTACTCCTTCGCCTGTAAAGTTTAATGTCGTTGCAATCGGAGTCACCTCAACGCCTTCATCCTCCACTGCTATCGCACCACCTTCGCCACCAACTGCCACCAATGGATCCGCAGGAGTTCCGTTGCCGGTGATTGTCACCCCATCAACAGCAACTTCCGTCAAGCATGGTGTGCAAGGTTGGAAGTCTGGAAGCGGAATGTCGCCTGTTGCACAAATGTCGTAGCAGCCATCCTCTGTGGTTGTGATCACTTGCACATCAAAGTCGACAGTCACACAAGCAAATTCGTAGTTTGCCGTTAGGCTTTTAATCTCATTGATGTAGCCACTTGGAATCACCTCGTAGTTGATAACACCTATGCTCTGCTTGAATTGTGAATCAGTGCCAGAAGTCAGCTTGTATATTCTCGATGCAAGCCAGTCCTGTGCATCATCTCCATCGCATGGCAGATGGCTCTTGCGCACAACAGCATAAGCAGTTAGCGGAAAAGAGGTCACGTACAACTGCTTGCACCCACTCATCTTGTAGGCATCGGTCTTGACAACCGTTACCTTGCCACGCTTTGCCCAGAACAATGTGCCCTGCTTTGCATCGAAGTTGGTAACTACCTCCGCCTGACCATTGCCGATGTAATGAACCCAAGCCTTTTCGTTGCCGTTTGCATTAAGCTCGCAAAGGCCGAACTGCTTGTCAAAGATATTTGCTACCTCAACACGTTGGTTGAGCCGCTCGATAATGGTCTTAAGTAGATTCATGGTTTGCTTATCTGATTTGATATTTCCTCAACAAGTAGTTCTGCATGTAGCTGAAGCATTCTATCTTGCTCCTCTTTTGTAGGTTGGAAGATTGGGCCGTATAATTTTTGCAATCCTGCCGCCTTTCCAGATTCATCTGCTTGGATGTAGATTGCAACTCCAAAGCCTTCGCTAAAAACTGAGCCTTGGTCTGTTGCAAACGATCTCTTGAGGAATCCTGTCAGCTCCAATGGAGGACGGCCATTTGCTTGTTTTATTTTAGCGTATGCAGGCGTGTATGGCTTAGTCGGCAATGTCTGTCCTGCCGAATTAGTTCCACCGCTTGTGCCTGTTCCAAAGATTCTGATAAACATCTCCCTTCGCATATCGAGCACTGCTGCCGACAAAGGCGTAAAGCCGGAACTCCATTCGGAGAACAGCCCATTGATGCGATCACTTATCTCCTTGGGCGTAGCCATTAAGGTAGAGCAGTTACATACTTCATGTTGCGGCGGCAATCAAAGCACGTATTGTCGTCAGGCATTCTCATGTTCTGCAACATGGCCGTGAGCTCTTCGCTGTATCTCGTTGCTGCAATGTCTCGTCCTGCAATCATTCCATCGTTAGGGTCGGAAGTTGCGAAGCCAGTGTTCACGCTAACTGTTGTATTCACTCTTTGGTTAGGGCTGATTGTTAAGCCATAGTTATAAATCTCAACCGCCGTTGCATAAGCAAGCGGCATCGCCATCAATCCACCTATGCTGCACAGCCAAGCTTCTCTGTCGCAGTTCACATTATAAACCATCGACATCCCTTGCGTGTACTTCTTAGATTTTGATGATAGCACGTTAGTGCCGTCCGTTGTCAATTCAATTCCGATGGCATCAACAAATGGGCAAACGTGAACCGCTCTTAAGTTACCTCCGCAATCAGTGCAGCTGCCCCTCTTAGGAACCATCCTTGTTGTGTCGTACAATGACTCATAAACAAATGCGAGATCCATCTTGCGGCGGTTTGCTCTAAAGGTCTTGCCGATGAACTCCTCAACTGCTTCCGATTGGTAGAAGAAAGAATCAATCAGCTTTAGCGTTGCCATGTCGTATACAAATATCTCCACTGGCGTTTGCATTGTGTAGATGTCAATCTGAAAGTTCGATAAGTAGAAGTTCAAGAAGCTTGCAGTGTTCGGGTCGATTGTCACTCTGATGCCTGCATACTTTCCTGCACCAAGTGCCAAGTCAACATTGCTTGAGTTGGTTACCACTTGTCCGATGCGCTTTGACTCCACAACCGTGTCCGCCTTCATCATTGGATTTAATCGGCTTAAGATATCAGTCGACATCTTACGCCAAGCGAATGCTCGCTTTGCTTCAAAGAGCTCAACACCGCTATTGTATTGGTCAGTGATTAGCTGCCCGAGTAAAGTCTGATTAATGCCGAGGTCGTCAATGTAGAGGCCTGTCGTTGGCTCTGGTCTGTCGCACCCTTGAAGGCCAAGAAGTTTTTCGTAGCACATTGGCTGTTGATTTTTTTACAAAGATAAATAAAAAAGGAGAGGCTTGCACCTCTCCCTTAATTCATTGTGAAAGCAAATTGTCGCCTCCTTGACCCAACAAATCATCCGAGCCTTCGCTCAGTAGAAATTGTGGGCTATCTATGGGTTTACGATTGATACGCAATTCACGTAGTTAACACCTGCATACTTATCCGCAGACTCGTAGATATCAGTTGGCAATGTTGCAAGGATACCAGTTGTAGTCAATACAATTGATAAGTTACCGCAATCATCCTTCATAGTCAAGTCAACTGGAACTCCTGCCGGTGTGAACACCAAAGTCTTAGAGTAGTTGCTTCCTGCTGTTGGAGTGATGCCTGTGTTCCACTCAGCTAAGTTAAATGACAACCACTGGATTGCTCCTGCTGTTGTAACCAAAGCCTTAGTCTGTGCACCTTGAGCAGCAGCCAATCTTGAATCATAAGCAAAGCCGAAACCGTTCTGCTGAGTGATTGCAAGTAAGTCGATTCCGTACTGCGTGCAGCATCCTGCTGCCATCGCGTTAGCATAACGCTGCATCTCTGCTCCACCGAATGCAACTGGTGCACCTGGGTAGTTAGCCATTCTTGTTGCTTGCTGAATGTCAGCGATAGCGAAAGCATTAGGCTCGTTAGTGCCAGCCATTGTTGAAATCACCAAGCAATCAGATGTAACTGTGTAGAAACCTTCTACTTCAGTTCCCCAGTTACCGATTGCAGCAACAGCTTGAACAGCCGCAGCAGATGCAATCTTACGATCAAGAACATCCATCAAACGCATGATTGATTCTAATACGTAGCGGCTGTTCTCTTGGCAATGGCGAGCGATGTCCGCTGCATTGATCAATTGAGATGCAGTGTACGTATCAGTTACATCAACTGTATAAGTTGCTGTGGTGTCTCCGTAAACATTGTCAGAAGTACATGTTAAGATGCTGCCTTCTGTTTCAACTTCTGTTTCTGGTAAACGCTGAATCCAACGAGCTTGAACCGTCTTAAGTTTTCCATTGCCTGGAGAAACTTCAGTGCGGATTAATTTCGCGTTTTCAGGAGATAAGATGTATTCAAGAAAAGGAAGTTGCTCGCGCTGTCCAACCTCGATGAATAATTCGCCCAGTGACATCTGCACGTTAGGGCATTCGGAAAGTATTCTGTCTATTGACATGATAGTCGTTTTTGAAATTGTAGAATTTTTTGCAACTTATTCTGAAGGCTGTTGCTTTGATGCCTACTTTTTTGCAGCTGAAAGTCCTGCCGACTACCATAGAGAATCACAAAGGTAAAATAAAAAAGCCGCACTCTCACAAGCGCGGCCTAAAATTAAACATTAACCCCGAGGCTAATATACTACTTTGTATAGAATCTCGGGTTAATTCCTTTTAACTTTTTTTCTCCTTGAGTTTCCATCTGCGGAATCAGTGGGCTGCGCATTGGAATCTTGCTACCTGCATGCGGATTCTTTTGGATGATGCCTGCCTCTGTTGCTTCCTTGATAAGCACATCGCTCATCGTTAGGAATGAGCCTGCCTTCTCCTTGCTCTTCAAGCGCTCGCCTGTTGCCTTATCCTTAACCACAAATGCGCCATCTTCCTCAAGGTCGATTGCGTACTTATCAGTCACCGCCGACTTGAAGCCGCGAATGGTGTACTCGTTAACACTTGGGTCAAGCTTCAATGCTCCGAGTTCTTTCTCGAATGATGAATTGATCTTGCTCGTCTTGATGTCGGTTGCAACTTGCACCTTGTAAGACTCGAACTGATTCATCACATCTTGGCGAGCGGAGTCAAGCTCGTTAGTCTTGCGCTCAAGTGACTTGTACTTCTTCTCCCACTCTTGCAGTAATGCCTCTGAGCCATTGCCCGATGCACGCTTCTCCCAATCTTCGCGCTGCTTTTCAAACTCGCTCTTTGCTCTTTCCGATGCGCTGCGGATTACCTCCTCAACCTTCTGCCCTTTGAAATCCTCATCAGTTAGCACGATGCCAAATGGCTCAAATGCTTTGCGAGTCACGTTGGCAATTGTGCCAGTAAGCTTTCCGATCTTGCCGGAAACTTCTTCTTGCTTAATCCAGTTTTCCTGAAACTTTTCTTTTGCGGCTTCGAGATCCGCTGCTTCTTCGAGGTTTAGGAACTTCATCAGCTCCAGTGCTTCCTCCGATTTGATTGCCATAGTCTATTGTTATTGGTGTTAGTTTTAATTCTCTTGCGCCTCGCTTGATAAGATATGCAGCGAGTACATCATCTGCACGTTTAATCGTGCCGTCTGCCATGATGTAGTAAGTCATAAGGCAAAGATAGTAAAGTATTGCTTAATCAATTATCTTTGTAAATAATTTGAACTTATTCAACTATGATAGGAGTTGCAATCACTACACACAACCGCAGAGATGTTGCACTGGATACTTATTCTATGTGGAAATTAATGCTTCCAGAAGGATCACAGATTGTTGTGGTAGATGATGCAAGTGATCAGCCTTATCCAAATGCAGATTATAGATTTAATGAAAATGTTGGAATCTCCAAAGCAAAAAACAAGTGCATTGAATTGCTTATTGAAAAAGGATGCGATGAAATTTTTTTAGCTGATGACGACACTTACCCAACCAATTATGATTGGTGGAAAGCGTATGTTGAAAGCCCTCATCCATTGCTGTCGTATACATTCTCAATTGTAGGAAGAGGTACTCACAATGGCAACCGTCTAATAAAAAATGATGGTGCACATAAGTGGTATTCTAATCCATGCGGATGTATGTTGTACATTAATAAGATTGTAGTCGACACCATTGGTGGATATGACACCGATTATGCGCTTTATGGTGATGAGCATCTGGACTATGCAATTCGAGCAAAGAATGCAGGCCTTATTCCATTCGAGTTTATGGATGTTTCAGATCCTCTTTTTTATTGTCATGACCAAGCAGGCAACTATAAGACTTCTCGATTAGATGTTGCAGCTCAAAGCTATTTGAGCCACAGAAGACTTGCTCAGCAAAAAGAAAGCAAAGCTTTTATTGATTATAAAGAAGTAGCAAATAAATTGCAGAAGCCTTATGTGCTGACAAGTTATTTTAACTATCTCAAGGATCCACAGCGCAGAAGTTTATTGCCTAATTCAATCGAGCCACTTTTGCCGCTTATAAATAGCTGTGATATTTTAGGAGTGCGCTTAGTGATATTGACTAATTGCGACTTAGAGAATCAAGGGCACACTGAATTTGTAAAGATTGAAAATCCGGATCATCAATTTACGCCAAATGATTTCCGATGGTTAGTGCAATTGGATTACATCCAAAAGAATAAAGCGAGCCATGTTTGGTGCGTTGATTCAACAGATGTTGAGGTGCTTCGCAATCCTTTCGAGATTGATAAAAATGTTTTGTATGTTGGACATGAGCCAATGCAGACACTTGGCAGTGGTTGGCTGTGGCAGCATCAATGGAGATACTGCCAAAACAAAAACTATCAACAGAGGTTAAAAGAATCAAGGGCCTCAATTCTTTTGAACTGCGGTGTTGTAGGTGGCGAGTATGCTATTGCTCTTAGATTCTTTCAGCTAATGGCAAATGAAACATACTTTAATGCTAAGAAAGTTGGAAGAGCGATGGATATGGCCAGCTTTAATTATGTTGTGTATTCACACTTTGCTGATAGGTTTGTTGCAGGGCCTCACGTAGTGACTGAATTCAAAGCCTTTAAAAGAAACAACGTTGCAATGTTTAAGCACAAATAGCTTAAGCAAACCCTTCCGCCTCCGCTCTTGCAATAACACTTGCAGGAACTCGTTGCTTAATTACTGGAACAAGGAAGTGGCGGCAGTTCCAACCACCAACAAAGGTGAAGATACTTCTTGAGTCAGTGCCCTCGATGCGGCCTGCCCATGTGCCATTGCGGATGTCGTTAATGCCTGCCGAGTTTTTGCCATCGCCCCATGCTTCAATCTCTCTGCGGTGATAAATCTCGCCTTCTCGATGTTCGCAGAACGGTCTTGTTGTTGGTATCTCTCCTCCAAGATATTGAAAGTATTCAATGCCCAGCTCCTCGTTTACCGCCGCCGCATAGCTTCTATCGGCAATGGCTTGAGCGGTGTTGGCTGTTGTGCGCACATTGGCGAGCAGCCTACCATCGTTGGCATCTGTTCCCTCGATTACTCCTTGCAATGCAATTACCGCTTCGCGCAGTGGAGCACGAGCAGCTACGTTAGCAGTTAGCTGCTCAAGGAATGGCTGCGTCACATTCTCGCGCAGTCCAGAACCAAAGAAGGCATTGATTGCATTTTGCTTGGAGATGGCAAGTAGCTGCTTTTGTACGTTGTCGGGTTGGAATGTTCTGTCGATTTTCTTTGCAATCTCATCAGTGAGCTGCACACCTTCATCGATGGAAGCAAGGAACGACTGCACGGCGGCTCTGTATTCACCGCCTGCAAGCACCTTGTTAAGCTCTTCTGTGATTAATCCAATTCTTCGAATGTTATCCTCGGTCTGTCTGATGTTGCCTGTTGCATCAACATCCATCTCTGCGAGTAGCGGTGCAAGTTTGCGCCACGCATCTCGCTGTGCCTTCTCTGCCGCCGTAACAATAGTCTCCGGAACAGTCTCAAGCAGTTTGATTTTCTGTTTAACAAGTTCATCAAATGATGCCATTCAATAGAGTTTGTTGTGCCTGCTGAATCGGATCCAATGTCACTGCAATCTTCTCAGCAGCTTTTGCTCTTAGCTGTGTAATCTGGTCAGACATCGGTTGGTCAAGGAATCTTTCTGCGCCTTCCGTTGGGATGAAGTCTCTGATGAGCTCCATGATTAACTGCGGCCCAGAGTTATGCAATACATCTTGCCACTTTTCAACGCTTCCGCTTGCAAGTCTTGCAAGGATATCGGCGTTGCTCATAAGTAGCAACTCATCTGCATTGATGATTAGGTCGTATACTGCACTGGTCTCCTCATCGGTGTAGTGGATTGCTCTGATGTAATTGTAAACATTCGAGAATGTAATCGATGGCGGCACTCCTGCCTTAACCCCTTCGCTGATTACCGCAAGGTAATCACTCGGTGTGCTGATGTCGAATGAGGTTGGATAAACCAAGTTAACTCCGCCAAATAAATCGCCATAGCGCATCTTCCCAATTGTCACCAAGCAGAACTCATAAATGGTAAACAGCTGATCGCTGATAGGCTTAATGAATGCGTAAAGACTTCGAAGCTTGTTAAGGCTTCCTGTTGCAGTCGATGCTTCGCCAATAGTTCCACTTTCATCGCTCGATGGTAAGTGCAGGATACGTCTTGATTTCGCCATCTGCTGCTCAATCTCAGTGCGCAGGAATGTTAGCGTGTCCATAGGAGGACTAACAAACTTTAAATACTCGCCAGTAAGTCCAGTGTCTCCTTCGCTTAGAGATGTTCTTGGCTTGATTAAAAGCATACCGGTTGGAGAGAATCGGCTCTTTACTCCGCTGCCTGAGCAGCTGCCGCAAGTTCTATATCCTCCATTGATTGGGTCGAATATCTGCCCATCATTGCACTTGTTACCTTCGCGATCTACGAATTCGCATATCTCACCAAGTGCCACCATGAATGGGAATGCACTTGTTGCCTTGCTCATCTGCAAGTAAGACTCATCGAGTACAACCTGGTCAAGCAATGGCACTGCCGTGATGAATGGCGATTGGAATGCAATCTCGTCATTGATAAGTTGAGGTGAGCCCATTAGCTTAATGCACGGAACATATCCCAAGTTGTGCTGAAAGTAAAGCATCGGCTCACCGAATGTCATGTCGCTCTTCTTGCCTGTCTGCTCAATCTTATAGATGGCCATTGAGTCATAAAGGTAAAGAACGATACCAGTCTCCTCCGTCTTGCTGCCGTTCTTAACGTAGCTGTGGTCATCGCTTATCACCAAGTAATACTCACCAAACTTCTGCCCGACAATGTTCTTGCAGTTATAGTAAGTCGGCATTGGGCGAAGCAGCTCGTTGCCAATCACTGGCTCCTCGAACTCGTCCTCATCTAAGTACTCGATGTCATCTGGGTAGATGGCAATGATACCATTAGCATCGACAAGCTTTAGGGTTGGAAGCATGTTCTTAACAAACATCTCCAAGCTGCCGAACTTCTCAATCTCGTTGTTAACGTATCGCTGAAAAGTCTCCTCACCAAATCGCTCATCCAACTCCGGCGAGTATCTGATGCTCCAGTTCTGATCGGCGAATGCTCTGCTAATAGTTGCACGGAAATCCTCAAACACACTCAAGGTTGTTGCCTTATAGTTCGCCTTAATATACAATGCCTGCGCATCTGTTTGATTGGGAGCACGCACCGAAAGCAAGTGCTCAGGATAAACATCGGAGCGGCTATGCGGCAAGATGCTATCATACATCTTCGCGGCATAATTGTAACCGCTCCAATATTCTGGATACTGGCTCGATGCTCGCTGCTTAGTAATTGGATTGAGCGGAGTAGATTGTGTCATCTGCTCCCAACCCTTTCGCTTTGTCGCGAATCGGTTTACGATCTTTTGGATATCCTCAGAACTTAGTGCCATTGGGTCTTTCCATTATGTTTGAACCACATGATTTTGAACGACAGTAGTTTGGTTTCATCGGTGTATGATTGAGATGCCTCGCCCTTCAGTAGTGTTAAGCGTGACTGATTTATAATTCAATTGCTGTGCGTATTCAACTACCCTTAGTGGGCCTTCAAGATGTATGGTGTCGTGTAAAATAATTACACCGCCATCGCTCACAAGATTCTCCGCAAGTTTGAACTCTGTAAGAACATGCTCAAAGGTGTGATCTCCGTCCACAAAGATAAGGTCAAAATGATTCTTAGGCAAGTTATTCAACTCATCAAGTGAATTGCCAAGTATAAAGTCAATCGATTTACCTCCAATGCTCATTGCTGCCTTGGTTACATCAGTGCGATAGTCATTGATGTCTATGCCAATAAACTGCCCACCCTTTGGCAGTGCTTTAATCAGATGCCTTGATGTTTCACCTTCAAACACACCAATCTCAATCACAGTCTTGTACTTGCTCATCTTAATTAGCGATGCCAAAAATAAGCCGCACTCATCTTCAGAATTCCACTCATGTCGAGCAACTTTTTTCTTTGGCTTATTTTTTTCCATCGACATATTTGTAATCTGTTATTCTGGTAAATAGATAATTATGCTTTTTGCCATCTTGCTGCATCCATGACTTCATCAATCTATCAAGCCACTCTATGTAAAACATTGGAGTAAATCTCTTGCCGCCATAATAACTCATCACATAAAAGCTATTCTCAATCTGGTCAAAGGTCAATTCTCGTTTCATCTGGAAGCATACCGCTTCAATATTGTGCGGCGTTGTTTCTGTCAAGCATAGTGCAGCATTAAAATACAATTCATCTGGCTGCCCTCCGCCCCACTTCATTCGAAGCTTATGCAATGGCATTGGGTTATTTATAAACTGATCTGCTGCAACCTTAAAAAGATTAGCGCACACATCACCCTTCTTGATAAACTGAACGCTGCTATTGATGCCATACAACATAGCATCTTCCTTAATATTAAAGTGATTTATAAACTCATCAGCATAAGACCAAACCATCTGCTTAAAGTCGCGGCCATGATCTAAGGTATGAGTGCCGTGAATCGATGTGCCATAATCGATGCCGCTATCAACTAAGGTATCAATCAATGGCTGCAAATCTTTTAAGCAAACACCATCGACATCCAAATAAAGATTGTTGTCAAATGGTAGGTAATCGTAAAGCAAAACTTTCGCCTTGCCTGGATCTAATTTCTTATTCGTGTACATGTCCTGCGCTTGCAGTTCAACATGTAAATCGATGAACTGTGAAAGCTCGGGAACATAGTTAACTGCTCTTGTTCCAATATCCGAAACAAGTGCAATCTTAATATTTTTATTTGCTCGCTTAATTGAATAGGCGATATTGTAAACCATCCAAAAATATTGCGGCTTACCGAATGCAAGAAGCACCACTCCAGTTGATGGAGTGATGCTCTGAGTGGTTTGTGATTTAGATTCCTCGATCATTAGAATACACCTGGAGGCGCATCGTATTGTGCAGGAATGTTTTTGTTTCTCCAAGAGAAAGTCACCTCATAACGCTGAAGCTCGTTGTTCTGCTCAGGCAAGATGAAGTTTGCAGATGTTGTGATTCCAACTGGAGCAGTAATGTAGATTACCTTTCCGCTGTCACACATGTAAGCAAGTATCCAAGAGATACGGCGGTTGTTGACATCGTTCCAGAATACGCTGTTGCCATCAGTCACGTTAGCATCGTAAAGCGTAGCAGTACGATCTTCGTTGATACGTATTGCAGTACCGCAACCAATAGGTGAATCAACAGTAATAGGTGAACCGGCAGGAAGTGCAAAGCGGATGTCGCTAATCATTCTGGCTTCGCCAGATAAAAGCAACGCCTCAACCTCAACTTCACTCGAAGGATTAACAAGCTCAGTGCCACAAGCACCGACAATGATGGCGGAAACTCCGCCCAGTTTATACTCATTGCACACAACTAAGTCGTGCTCGAGCAATGAGGTATCGCAATATGATACACAGGCCATTTGTAGTAGAAGTTTGTGTTGTTGTTTCGCTGTTGGATAGGTCGCGGCAATACACCTACTTGGTCTCTATGTAATTGCAAAGTTACAAAATAAATTCTTGATATAGATTAACAGAATTTTCAGTTGTCAATCTTTGACCATCTTGCCCCAACAAGAACGGCTCATCGTTGTTATCCAATATCGATGGCAAGCAGTCAGCATCCGTGTTACTGCATATTGTCTTGCGCACCTTCGATGACTTAAGTGCAAGGTCGATGTTTAATGCGCCGAGATCATCGGCATCATTATACTCCACATCTGGGAACTCGCCATCGATGGCATAGTACAAGTCGCCATTCACATAGCAGTTGTCATAGTAGAAGATAGTCGACAAGAAGTCGAGCACGTACTCAGGCAATCTGCCGAAAGCAAATGTCCATTTCTTCTCGCGGTCAACATAAGTCGTTTGATACTTGCCGGAAGCAAAGCGAAAGTTGTTAACCTCGGTAACATACTGCGCTCTAAACTTGCGCCCCTCAAGTCTGATGGCAGGCAAGAAGGATGAGCCACCGAATGCAAGGTTGAACTGATCCTCTGCATTACAGCCTTCAATCTTGAAGTATTTGCACTCGTCATTGTAATCTCCGATAGCAAGCACATCTGAGAATTGATTCCACTGGATGGAATCGTTTTCGATGCTTACCTCAACAAGCTTGATGACGGCAGATGCAGGTGCTCCTCCGAACTCTTGAACAAATATCTCAAGTGGGTTGTTGCCATCAGCAGTGATAAGCACTGTCTGATATCCTGTTCCAGCAAACTGCTCTTGGTTTGCACCAACCTTTGCAAATATTTTAACATTGCTGCGGCTTTCAATAAATACGCTAACATAGTATTCTAATCCATCGCATAGGTCATTGCTTATGTTCTGCGTTATTGTGGCATCATCGCCTGCTATTGGAAGGTTAAATGCAGCTGTCCCTTCGCTTAATGTCACAAGGGCATTGCTTGTCGTCCATCCTGCCACTCCACCTGCATCTCTGAACACACCATTGTAGATGTAATTCTGTCCGCAAGTGTTGGTGCAGAAGTCAGTCATCGCAAGTCGATAGCAGCCCTCTCCAAGTGTAACATCTGTCAATGCAAATGCAGCTGTAATCTTATTGTCCTTAACCGTGTAAAGCGGAGTAAGGATATCAACCGTCTCCAGTGTCACCGCATCCACGATACCCACCTTCATCTGATTTGCTGATGCAAGGCCATAGACCTTTATGCCTGCCGTGCTTAAGCATCCAATCCAACTATCACTACCAAAGCATAAAGTCACGCTGTCATTGGTCATCGTTGGATTGGCGAAGTATAGCGTGTAAGTGCCAGGCAATGTCAGCACATAACTGCTTGAGCCGTTCATACCAACTGTCAAGCTGCCTTCATCCAATGTCAAGATGGTGAACTCCACTTGATAAAGCTGATAGATGAAGTTCGTGCGAAGCAGTTGGCAGTAGATGCCACTCTCATCCAAAGCAGTCGAGCATACTTGACCATCGACAGGAACACCCCAATCACTTTCAACTGTGTCGTACTTGAATAGCACCGACAAATCGCAAGGCGTTGACTCCACCTGAAAGAAAACTTGATCGTTGAAGTCAAGCAGCTGCTTGTAATCGCCGCCGCAATCTGGGCAGTCGACAACAGTGTTGCTTGTAAAGACAATAGGCTGATTCGGTATGGAAGTAAAGCTCATCGAAGTATCTTGTTTGATTTAAGTTGTATGGAAGCATCCTGCTTGATGATGCTCTTGATGTCTACCTTGTTGATGTATCCCTCAATCACTCGCAGCGGATCATCGAACTGCCCGAACTTAATCGGACTCGATGTGTTGTCAAGTATCGCCTCAATCTCCTCCATTCTAAGTGGGCGGTCGAAGGAGTAAACAAATCGCTTGATGCTGTTTGGATCAACTGGCTGCAACACATTAGGGAATGGCTCACCGATTGCATCGAATTGAGTTGTGTAGATGTCGTAGGTGTTTTCAATTGTTGCCGTGTCAGGCGGAAAGCCATCATCCACTCGAGCAAAAACATTGGCAGTTACTTGGTCGCCTTCATTGCATACCACTTCCCATGTCAATGTGCAAACAGCAATCGATGTGATTGGGTCGGCTACTATCGGAGGGAACTCGATATAATTTTGAATGAATGCTCCACTACCATCAGCTCTTACTAATTCTGCATAAGCTTCATAAACATTGCTGACAATAATCGTGGTCTCAAAAGTATAAGTGCCGGTGTATGGCACAGTGTAAATGATGCCATCGAAGTTGTTGCTCGGGTCGATTATCTCATTGCCAAACTCCACATAAGGGCGGAAGGTCGCAAGGTAGTACGATGTGAACACATCGCTGATACTCCACGATTGCAATGGACTCGCATTGCTTGTCGCCTGAACTTGCGTGCTGCCAGGCACAAAGCCTTGAATGTATGAGTAGATGCCGTTCGGATATCCTCCTACCCAATTAAGTGCAGTGTTATCATTGGTAAAGCCGCCGTTATAAACAGTCTGCCCAATGCCGTAAGGATCGAACTGACGAGCATAGCCTTGGTCTTCATCAACAAACCAATACGACTCAATGATGAATGTATTGTTGTTGTAGTTCTCGTTGCTATGCACATAAGTATCTTCAATCACATTAGTATCGAACACAATCTCATTACTGCTTAAGTTAAGCACAGCCGTTGTGTTACACTCACCAATCAATCCAAAGGTCTCATCGCGGAATCCCTTGAACGAGTTCTGGAAGAATGTGCAAGCCGTCTCACCATTGTTGCATTCATGCTGCTCAAGAAATGGAGTTGATCCAAAGTTGATGGATGCGAATTGCTGAGCAACATCATACTTGAGCAGGATGTTTGGCTGATTGTAAAGATTAACCTGAGCACCTTGCTGATTGAAATATGTTGCAGGCTCGATGCGAAGCAGTGGACGGCCGTTTGCCTGTGTCTCAATTACCATCCCGAGTCTTAGCTTCTTGTTAAGTGCTGTGTATAACTCCTCAAAGGATACAATCGCAGGATCTCTTGTCTCGTTGATAATTGATAGCCCAGTGCTCACAAGTATGAAGTTGCCATCAGCTGTGAAATCGAATGCAAAGTAATCGCTATCGAAATCGATTAAGTTATCACTCATGCAACTAACAAGCTGCTTGAAAGCATCGTAAACTCCAACGCCATAGCAAGGATACAAATATGCTCCTGTTGCAGGAGTAAACATTAACACCTTGCGCTGAACTGGAGGCACAACCGTCTGCAAGTTCTTTGTTATCGTACCATTCAATGGGAATGGGATGCTCTTGTTGTTGTTAATCTTGCTGCTAAATGAATTGTCGTACAGCTTAGTTTGCACTGAGCATCTATCTAATTGGAAGGAGCACTCACTCGCAATGATGTAGCCATTCACCAATCGCTTCCATGTTCCGGCACATAGGTACTGCACCTCAACATCTATCAATGAGCATCCGCCTGTTTCAATTAAATTGTTGTACAAGTATTCAAACATGCCACCAACAAACTTCAAGTCATTGTCAAAGGATACGATGCGAGTGTTGATTGCTGTGTCCTCGGTTATGTTAACGCTGAAGTCATCGGCATTGGTCGGCTGCCCTCGGTCAGCTCCATCGATTAGGAACTTTAACTCTACTGCCATAAGTATCTTGAATCTTGTTGGTTGATGTTGACCACCACGTTGCGTGCTTTTAAGTCTTTGCGCATTCCTCTGATCTCCTTCTCCATGCTCTTGCTGTTTAGCGATGCGTTAACAACTACACCCTCCTTACCTCTTCTGCCTGCTGAGTAACTCATCAACGCAGGTCGCACGTACTTTTCGTCAATCATTCGGCGGAAGGCTTCCGTTGAGGTATTAATCGCATCCAGTTCTCTGCGATGCTTTGCGCTCTGCCGTCTATTCACCATGTACTCACCTTGCTCCGCTTCAATCAGCGTACCGCCTTGGCTGTGCAACTTGCCACCAATCAAACCACCTCGCTCAAACTTAGGAATAGGCTTGGCAATTACTGCTGCAATTTGTGCCGCTCCAGTAATACCTGCAAGCACTGACAAAGCAATACCTGGTGCGCCTCCTGGCTTATATAAGAACTGCATAATTGCTTGTGCTGTACTTAGACCAATGTTAAAAATTGCAAGTGCTTTATCCTGCACCGCTTGCTTGCGATTAATCTCTGCAATCTGTGCAGCCTTCTTTTTCTCCAGTGCAATTCGGCTTGTAACCTTATCGCGCTCAAGCAATGTGCTTTGATTAATAGCTTGAAGTTCCTTGTCGCTTACATCTTGAATCTCTTGAAGTCTTATTTCATTTGCAACCCTACTCAAGTCATTAAGTGCAGCAAATGCTTGTGCTGTCTGTTGAACAAATTTATCAATGAGCTCTTGCCTCTTTTGAAATTCCGCATTGGTCGCTTCAGTGATTGCTTTCTCAGCATCAGCAAATATCTTCTGTCGCTTAAGTGAATCTGCTTGAGTAACTCCAAGCGCATCAGACTCCGCCTTTGCCCTTGCGTTGATTGTGTCAATTGTATTTTGCAAACTTTCGCCATTGATTGACTTCTCGAGCTCAAGAACTGCGATTCGCTCCTCATTGTCTTTTTGTATTTGCTCACGGTTAGCATTTGAAACTTCTGTATTTAACTTGAGCTCTTCTTCCTTAAGTTTTGTTCTACGATTAAATGAAATTGACTCAAGGTTTTCAAGCTGAACAATTTCAGCTCTTTTGTTTTGAATTCTTATGACTGCAATTGTATTCTCGCGATCTAAAATCTCAGAATCAATTGCTCTTCCAGTGTCTCTTACTTCTTTCCTTCCTTCAATGTCAAGCTTTATCAATTCATCTGTGCCGTCCTTAATAGCTTGTCTTTGACGTTTAAGACTTGCTATTTGTATTTGCTCTTTTTCAATCTCAAGTGCTGCCGTGTCTTTGTTCTCCGCCTTAAGTAAGTTTATTCTTCTATCAATGGCGGCAATTTGAAAATCAGTCTTTCTTTTTTCAGCACCAATTAGATTATCTAATGCAGCTTTACTTCTAGCACCACCATCATCAATACCGAAGAATTCTTTTGTCTTGTCAATTACTTTTCCAACAGCTTTAGCAACATCATCGAATCCTGGTACTGCATCTGAGATTGCTTTTTTAACCTTCTCAAAGTTTTCAACAAGTGCTATTAGTGCAAACACAAGAGCACCAATGCCTGTTGCTGCTAATGCAATTCTAAATGCTTTTAATAATCCATTCGATGTTCCTACAACAGCATTATAACCACTTTGAGCAATTGCCGCGATGCCTGTCTTCTTCGCAGACTGCTCAATCAATATTGCTCTGGCTTGCTCAAGTGCTCCAGTAATTGCCAAGACAGCATTAAGCTTGACAAGTGTCTTTTGAAGCTCCTCATTCTCTTGCCCAAATGCAGCACTTACACCTTCAACTGCTTGGAATGCCGCACCAACCAATTGAACATTCTGAACAACAGTATTTAATTTTCTACCTCTCTCAACAAATGAATCCACTTGCTGATCGGTTTCAAAGATTGCTTTTTTAAGTCTTGCAGATTCTTGAACTAAATCTTTAAACTCTTGCGTATTCTGCTGTCCTGCAATTGCTAAGTCATAAAGCTTATCCTCTAATATACCTACACGACTACTTGCCGCATCAGTTGACTTTGCATAAGCTTCAACTGCTCTGTCCGCAGTTGTGATGGCTGACTTGTAAGTACCAACAGCCTTTGCAATTTTATCAAACTCTGCTGTGTTACTTTTGCCTGCAAGTGCAAGCTCTCTAAGTTGGTCTTCTAACTTAGCAACATCATCAGCTGTGTTAGCTAACAACTTAACCTCCTTAACAACCTTGTCTAAGCTTTTAACTAATGTTAAAGATTCAACATTAATGTTCTTTAATGCCTTCTTAACATTCTCTCCTGCAAATGCGCTAC